TTTTTTTATCATAACAAAAATAATAATTTTATTTTAGTGTCCTTACCTTAAAAATATTTATGCAGTAAAAAATATTTTTTTTCAAGACTTTTTTTCAAAAATAAAATTGGACATTTATTTTTGTCCATTTTCATTTTTTGAAAAAAACTTTTGGAAAAAATAAATAAATTTTCATTTTTAAAACTATATTTTTTTAATCTACTTAAAGAAATTTATAATATATATTTTTAAACATATTTAAAGAAAATAATATAATTCTTGAATATAATAAAAATTGATTTATAATTATGAAATTATATTATTAATAAATTATATAAACTTTATAAATGAACACGAGTTCTCTTATACATACTAAAGTATGGGGATATCTTTATTTTAGATTTCATTCATCATATGCTGAATATAATGCTATTAAAATGGGTATAACAAATTATTTTCCTGAAAGAGGTATGGTATATGCTACTGGTGAAATTAAAAGAGGATATTTTGTAGAAATATTTGAAGTTCCTATTAAAAATATGAGAAATATTGAACGCTTATTACATAATGAGTTTCGTGAATTAAATATTAAATTTGATGCTGGAACTGAATTTTTCGATAAAATAATTATTACTTTTATTGAACCTTATCTAATTAAACTTGGTATTAAATATAAAAAATTATCTAATAAAGAAATTATTGATATGGAAAGACACCACAGAGTAAGACAAACTATGAAAAAAATAAACATTCATTCATTAATTCTTATACTAAAATCCAAGAAAACAAATAAACCATATATTTGGAATGAAAGAGAATATCAAACAACTATAATAAATTTTAGTAAAAATAAACTTTTATCACACAATAAATTATATCTTGAATTACCAACAGGAGGAGGTAAAAGTTACATAGTATATAATTTATTTCAATATTTAAAAAGTGAATTTATTATTATTGTTTCACCAAGAAAAATAGTAAATTCACAAAATATTTCACAAAAATATTTACAAATACTACAAGATAATTATATTACATTTAATTATTCTACAGATAATAACTTTGATGAATACTTAAGATTGTCAGATAAAAAAATTGTAATTTGTTGTATACAATCCATTAATAAAATGTATGAAAAGATAATATCAAATTCAATCACTAATATAACGATTTGGTTTGATGAAGCACATTGGGGAATTGAAGAATGGATTGATAGTTTAAATGATAATATAAATTCACAATTTTGGTTATTAAATAACAGACATATAAAATATCGTATATTTACATCTGCTTCACCAAATAAAGCAATAATTTCACAAAATGAAAATATATTTGGTAAATTGTATTCACCTATAAAAGTAAAAAAATTAATAGATTTAAATTGGTTGTCTGGAATAAAACCTTATGTTTATAGTGAAAATAAAAAAAATATTGATAATGTAAATTATATCATTAGTGATTTTAGTGAAAAAAATAGAACTTTTGGGTTTAGTTTTCATAATAAACAAAAAAATGCATTCAATTTATTTTACAAGCATTATACACAATATAAAAGCGATAAAACACATATAAAACCATTCTTATTAGTTAGTGATAATTTTACTATTGAAATAGAACCAAAATTACAACAAATTATATTAGAGTATAATTATAGAGATATAAAAATATATGAAACTACACTTCATAGTATTGGTTATGTTGTTGCAAAATATAGTATAGGATATGATTTTAATAAATTAGATTTTATTTGTTTAAGTGATCCTAAATTATCAATACAAGATATTAAACAATGTATTGGAAGAGGAATTAGACCAGATGAATTAGGACAAAATGGAACAAATAGAGAAAAAATATTAAATGTATCATTACCAGTGTACATTGACGAGAATGGTGATAATAAATATGAAAAAATAATAGAAGTATTAAAATATTTATTATATGATATTGAAATATCATTTGAAGAAATTGAATTTAAAAATAGATATACACCTAATTTTAAAGAAGCAGAACACAAATCAAATGAATATGATGGAATAAATGTTGTAAAACCTATATTATTAAATTTATTAGAATTAGAAAATAAAAGAACTGCACTTGCTACAACATATGAAAAAGCAAGAAAAATAATTGCTGATAAAAATATAAAAAGCAAAGAAGGTTATTATGAATTATGTGAAAGAGATAATAGATTATCCAAAGAACCTGAAATAGTATTTAAAGGACAATTTACAAACTGGATAGAATATTTAAGTATTGAACGAGTATATTATGATTTGGAAATCTGTAAAAATAAAGTAGGTGAGTATTTATTGTTATATCCTGAAATAAAAAAACATTACTTGAACTTATCAAATGTGAGTAATAAATTATGTAAAATAGACACATTATTTCCACCAAATGGATTATGGGTTGAATACTATAATGTCAAGGATTTACGAGATATAATTACTATCACAAATAATAAAAAGAAAATAGGTGTTATTTTGTAAATATTTGTATATTATAATGTTTAAAAATAATTAAGGAAAAAATCCTTTTTTTGATAATATTAAAAAAAATTGAATTATTTTAATATAAAGAAATATTAACTTATATAATTATGGCAATGTCAAAACAATATTCATGCGATTTGTGTAAAAAAGTCTTTAATCAAAAAAATGATTTCACTAGACACCAAAATAAGAAAGCACCTTGTATAACATTAACTGAAATGCAACAAATTAGTAAAACAACAGAAGTTAAAATAAATAATAAAACTACACTTATTAGTGTATTCAAAAATTGTTTAAATATATTGAGAGATAATGAGGGTTTAACTGGTGAGAAAGCATTAAGAACTCTGTCTTATTTGTTAATATTAAAATTAATTGAACCTCATTTTGGTTCTGAAATAAATATTGATGATTATGAATATGATTTTAGTTATATTGAAGATGAAATGATTGAAAAACATAAAAATAAATTATTAGAAATTGTTCGTTTTAGTAATCTGTCAAATGAAAAGGAGGATAATATTCCTGTAAATATGAAATATTTATGGGATGATATTTTATCAAATCATCCTATTACAAAAAATATATTCTTGAAAGGTAAAGGGTTTGATATTCAACACAAATCAACCTATAAAAAATTAATTGACAAACTAATCTCACTTGACTTATCTCAAACTGAACATGATGTTTTGGGTAATGCTTATGAAGAAGTTATTCAAGATATTATGACAGGTAAAGTTCTGGGACAATTCTTTACTCAACCATTAGTTAAAAAAATGATGGTGAAACTAATAAATCCGCAAATACATCCTGATGGTAAAATAGATACTTGTGGAGATCCTACTATGGGGACAGGTGGTTTCTTAATTACCTATTTACAATACATTTTACAACAAGCAAATGCTAAAAATATTAAACCTGATTGGGATTTTATCAAAACAGAAGGACTATATGGTAAAGAATTAGAACCTGATACATATCAACTTGCTGTTTCAAATATGTTAATCTCATCAGGTCATATGTTTGAGTGTCTAGACAGAGGAGATAGTATTCGTGTTCCTATAATAAGAAAGTTTGATAATATTCTTGCAAATCCACCATTTGGAATTAAAGGATTAAAATATGACGATTTTCAAAACCCATTAAAAAGTGAATATGTTCCTATTAAGACAGATAATGCGGTTTCCTTGTTTATTCAAGCAATTATTTATATGTTAAAGATTAATGGTAAATGTGCTGTTGTATTACCTGACGGACAAGATTTATTTTCAAAAACAAACACAACATTAGTAGCAATTAGAGAATATCTTATGAAAACGTGTGATTTGAAAGAAATTATATATCTACCATCAGGTATATTTACATACACATCTATAAAAACTTGTGTGTTTTACTTTGTGAAAAAGAGAGAAGGAACTGATGTTTTGGAAACCAAAATTAAAGTATCCAAAACTCAAAAAGAAACAGGAAGAGATTACAAGTTTTCAAAAACACATCAAACAACCAAAGTAAAGTTTTATGATTACAATCCTTATGAAGATATAAAAAATCTATTGGTTGAAGTTCCAATTGAGAAAATTGTGAGTAATTCATATTCACTTAATTATGCTGAATATATGAAAGATGAAACAGAAGATGATCAATATGAAGATGGAATAATTGTAAAAACACTTGGAGAAGTTTGTAGTATAATTAAAGGTGAAAAAAAAAGAAGTAAAGATGGAAAAGAAAATGGATTATATCCATTGTATTATTGTTCTATTTTGGGAAATTTATACTTAGATACATTTGATTATACAGGCGATGGTATTATTATTAATAAGACAAATGGTTCTGGAAAAGCAATGGTATATTATGGTAATAATAAATATAATGTAGGAGAAACAACCATACACTTTAAATCAAAAATAAATGAACTACAAACAAAATATGTATATTATTATTTATTTCATAATATAGAATTATTACAAAAATATTTTAAAGGTGCTAATCAAAAATCAATAGTTGAAGATGATTTATTTAAAATAAAAATCCCAATCCCATCACTTGAACGCCAACAAGAAATCGTAAAATATTTAGATTTCATATACGAAAAGGCAAACAAAACAAGTAATGAGAAAATTGCAGAATTGAAGCAACTGAACGAGTTTTGTTTGAGTAATCAAAAAATATTTGGTGAGAATGTTGTGAAAGAATTAGGTGAAATTAGTATAATTAATCCTGAAAATATGAAATCAGGACAATATACTGAAATTAATTATATTGATATTGCTTCTGTTAAAGGAGGACAAATATTAGAATTACAAAAATTAACAAATGATTTTCCATCAAGAGCAAAAAGAATAGTTAAGAAAGGTGATATTTTATATTCATCTGTTAGACCTAATTTGAAAGGATATGTTTATATTAGCGATGATATTCAAAATGGTATTGCTTCAACTGGTTTTGCAAATATTAGAGTAAAAGAACCAAATACAATATTATCAAAATATTTGTATTATATTATGACAAGTGATTATGTAAGTGATGATTTAATAAGTAAAGCAAAAGGAGCACAATATCCTGCTGTATCATTTGATGACTTTGAAACTATAAAAATACAAGTTCCTTCAGTTGAATGTCAAAAAGAAATTGTTGAGTATTGTGAATATAATGACACACTCTTAAAACAATTAGAAAAAGAAATTGAAAATAATAAAAAACAAGCACAAAAATTTATTACCGGTATTGTAAAAGCACATGTTCAAACAGAAGAACAAGATGATACAAGTTCAGTAAATACTGAACCTATTGATAAAGTTCAAAATGAAATAGTATCTGTTGAAGAAGAAGTTATTATTGAACCTAAACCAAAGGTTAAAAAGATTGTTAAAAAAATTAAAAAACATCTTGTTATTGTAGAAGAAGATAATGAAGTATAATTATTATAAATTCATTTAATACTTAAAGAAATTTATATTATATATATTTTAAACATATTTAAAGAAAATAATATAAATATTTATTCATATTATTTGAATGGAAGATAAAATCGTTTTAATATGTGCTACCGGACGTTCAGGATCTACTACAATGCAAAGAATTATTAATACTATACCTAATAGTAATATTTGCGGAGAAAACTTTTCCGCAATTATTAGTTTATTAGACTTTTATATTAAACTACATAATTCATCTATTCAATATATTCCTGGACATTATAAACCAGAATCTTATGATAATCTTATTAAACAAAATATTAAACCTGCATGGTATAACTCATATAATATTTTAGAAATAGAACAACATATACGACAAACTATCATTTCTATGTTTAAAAATAATAATAATACCATTTTATGGGGATTTAAAGAAATTAGATATGATAATAAAAGAATAAATTATATCAAATATTTTAAACAATTATTCCCTCAAACTAAACTTATTATTCAAATTAGAGAGAATATCGTATTTCAATCTAATAGTGGATGGCATAAAAATAACCCTAAAGCGTATACTTATTTAAAACAACTAAATTCTGAATTTCTTCATTTTTATAATCAAAATAAAGAATGGTGCTATTTTACAACATTTGAAAAAATGTTCGATTTAAATAATATTAAAAATATTTTTAAATTTATTGATTGCAGTCAACAATATAATGAAACAAAAGTTATTGAAATTATTTCTAATAATATTAAAGATTAAATATTATTAATATATATTTTTATATTAACTAAAATTTTGTAATTCTGCTGTCATATGTTTATTTATAAAATAAACAGTAATTATTAACAGTACAAAAGTTAATAAAGCACTTATAAAATTAGTTATACTTAATCCTTTCTTTTGTTCTTCAATTAATGATGTAAAATCGTAATATTCTTGTAAATGAGAAACTGTTATTATATAAACAATTAATGGCTTTAATATACCATTTATTATTGAAGCAATTAATTCTTTAAAACTACCACCAATCGCAGAACCCATTGCGTATGCCATTAATGTTCCTGTTTTTGAATATAAAAATTGAATTATATTATCTTTAAATGTTAAACTTTTTTTTGTTGTATTATATGATGTGGATGGTGATGATGTATGTGATGGTGATGATGTATTACTACTAGTAGTAGTACTAGTACTTGCGTTAGTATAATTCATATCATAATTCATTATATATAATACTATAAATTATATATTTATTTTAAATTTATTCACCTTTTTATTTTTTTTATTTTCTAATTATTTTTTAATTTTACAACATTTGAAAAAAAAATGTTGTAAAATAAGTATTTAAAATTATATTAACTAAAAGTTGTTATTTCTGCTGTCATACGTTTATTTATAAAATAAACAGTAATTATTAACAGTACAAAAGTTAATAAAGCACTTATAAAACTAGTTATACTTAAACCTTTCTTTTGTTCTTCAATTATTGATGTAAAATCGTAATATTCTTGTAAATGAGAAACTGTTATTATATAAACAATTAATGGTTTTAATATACCATTTATTATTGAAGCAATTAATTCTTTAAAACCAAAACCAATTGCTATACCTATAGCTTGCGCCATTATTGTCCCCGTTTTTGAATATAAAAATTGAATTATAGTATCTTTAAATGTTAAACTCTTTTTTGTAGTATTATGCGGTGATGAGGATGATGATGGTGCACTAGATATATTTGGAGTACTACTACTGGTGCTTGTACTTGCATTAGTATAATTCATATCACTTGAAATAGAATCATAATTCATTATATATATATAATATTATAAATTACAAATTTATTGTCAATTTTCATTTTATTTTTTTATTTATTTTTTTGACCTTTTCATTCTTTTTTGTATGTGAATTTTGTATTTCTCGTTCTTCTTTATATTTAAGATATATTTCTTTTAAATTGTCTATTTCATTTATCCACATTTCATTAATTGTTATATTTCGTATTTTGCTTAATTCTTCTATTTTTAAATCCTTTTCTTTTAATAATTTATCTATATTTTCTTCAGTTACCGAATCCATTGACATTTTTATTAAATACTTATAATCAATATCCTCTTCTATTATATCATACCCCTTTTCTATTAATAATTGAATCACTTCTTCTTTTCTCTTTTTTCGTAAATCAATCGTTCCATCTAAAATTTCTTTTATATATTTCGATTTATTATATAATAATACTAATTCACTTTCCAACTCTTTTATCATATACAATTTTCGCTTTTCATATAATTGTAATCTTACTAAATAATAATCATCTATTATTTCATTTATATTTTCATATTTCTTTAATACATCATTCTCATCAAATAAATGCATATTTGTTGCACTACTTGTATTACACAATTTTAATAACTTTTCTACACCATTACATTCATTTTCATATTTCGTTTTTTCATATAATTCTAATTTACCTTTCATAAATGTTATTGTAAAATCCACATTTGTATCTTTACTCATATCATCATAATCTTTTATTACGGCAATTATCTTCTTTCCATCTTTATCCACACCTGGATCTATTAAATTCTCTAATAATTCTTTAAAATCTTCCGTCCAAAAACCAATTGGTAATTCTGACACTTTTATCTTATCACTTTCTATTTTTTCATATACACCTTTTATCATATATTTATTGTTACCTATTTTTATAATATTTCCTATAAAACCTTCATAATAAGGCATAAAATCAATTTCTTCTTCAATTGATAATAACTTATTCTTTATATATCTTATTATTTGTAAAGGATTATAACACATTATATCAGTACTAAAACCTGTTCCTATACCTTTCGAACCATTTACTAAAATCATTGGAATTATCGGAACATAATAAACCGGCTCTACTTCTAATCCATCATCATTTAAATATCTTAATATATTATCATCTACTGGTGGATAAATTATTCTTGTTATTTTATTTAATTGAGTAAATATATATCTTTCTGAAGCACTATCTTTTCCACCTGAAAGCCTACCTCCAAATTGACCATTCGGCATTAGCAAATTTATATTATTCGAACCTACATAATCTTGAGCCATACCTACAATTGCAGCATTTAAACTTGCTTCTCCATGATGATATCCTGAATGCTCTGAAACATAACCTGAAAATTGAGCTACCTTTATTTCTGATGTTAACCCTCTTTTAAACGCAGCAAATAATATCTTTCTTAAACTTATCTTTAAACCATCCATCAAATTCGGAATACTTCTATCACAATCATATTTCGAATAATGAATTAATTCTTTATCTATAAAATCTTCATATAATACTTCTGATTTTGATGTATCTAAATATATCTCTCTATTGTAATTCTTTAACCATTCTTTCCTATCATCTGCTCTTTTTTTATTAAAAACCATATCAATCGCATTATTACTCTTTTCTGAACGATGAAAATATACCATTTTCTTATTATCAAAATATTCTCGAAATTCTTTACCTGTACTTGTTCCTAACCCTTTATAATATTTTATCTTCCAACCTTTTATATCATTACACTTTTTCCATTCATTGTATTCACCATCATTATAAAAATTTAATTCTGTATTTCCTTTTCTTGCTTTCAATATCGGAGTATTCATAAATCCTATAAATCCTTCTATTCCACTTAATTCTGACCATTCTGATTCAAATAAATTTATTGCTAAACCCTTTATATGACTCCCATCTAAATCTTGATCTGTCATAAATATAACCTTTCCATAACGCAACCATTTATGTACATCTTCTATTTTATTATATATCTTATTCGTTTCTAATCCTAAAATCTTTTTTATTTCTGTTATCTCTTTGTTTTCACTTATCTTTTTTATTGATTCACCACGCACATTTAAAATCTTTCCTTTCATCGGATAAACTCCTATTTTATTTCGATCTTCTGATGATAAACCAGAAATTATACCTGCTTTCGCTGAATCACCTTCACAAAATATTATTATACATTCACTTGATTTATCCGTTCCAGCCCAATTCGCATCTGTTAACTTTGGAATACCACGAATACTTTTACTTTTTACACCATCCGATTTCTTCGCTGCTTTATTCTCTTTTATTTCAGTTAATTTTAACGCATTATCCATTATACCCATTTTTGCTACTTTCTCTATAAATTTATCACTTATTTCACATTTCGAACCAAATTTCAAAGAAGGAGTATTCATATAATCTTTCGTTTGACTATCAAAAGAAGGATTCTCTATATCACATCTCACAAATAAAAATAACTGCTCTTTTATACTTGTCATATTCACTTTCACTTTCTTCTTCTTTTCAATATAATCTCCTAATTTTCTTATTATTTGATTTAATATATATTCTATATGCTTTCCACCTTTCGACGTATGAATACCATTCACAAATGAAACTTGCATAAATTCATCATTCGGACTTATAGCTACGGCATATTCCCATCTTTCACCGTTCTCTTCATATATACGAACTGATACACTTTTATCTCCTATATACATATCTATATATTGCTGGAAATTTTTTATATTTATCAAATTATTATTAAATTTCACTTTTAAATTCTTATTTGTTATCGCCGCTATATCATACACTCTTTTCTTTAATAAACATATTATATCATCACTCAAACCATCTATACCTAAACGAATATAATCCGGTTTAAATGTTATTTTCGTATATGGCTTTTTTTTACATTTCACTATTGATGGTTTACAGATTTCATACAAATTATTCTTAAATTCTTGAGTATATTTTAATCCTCTTATATGGTCTACTGTTTCTATACAACCATAACTCGACCATATCAATACTAATTTAAAACCAAAACCATTCTTTCCACCAACTATCTTTTTTTCACTTTTATCATAATTCGTTGATGTTCTTAAATGACCAAAAATCATTTCCGGAATCCAGATATTATGTTCTGGATGCTGAGCTACGTCTATACCATTACCATCATTCAACATAGTAATCGTACCATCTTCACTAATTGAGATTTCTATATTTGATACTTCTAATATATCTTTTTGACCTACACTTTTCGCTTGCAACATACGTATCACATGATCTCGACAATTTACTATACCTTCATCAAATAATTTAAATAAACCTGGAATATATTTTATTTTTTTTTCTATTATTTTATCATTCGATTCATTTACTATCCATTCAATCGATTCTATTTCTTCAACTGAACCTATATATGTATCCGGATTTGATAAAATATGTTCTGTATCTGATTTTTTTTGATATTTCGTCGCAAGATTAACGTCTTCAACACTCATTTTGATATTGATATTTATTTATACATTTATCTATTTAAATAATTTCAATTTTATATTAATTTCAAATTTAAACTGTTCTTTTGTGTTTATTTCTTTTTATTTTTTTTATTGATTTCCTTTTATTTTTATTTTTGTTACTATTTTTGTTATATCGAGTTATTTTATTTCTTTTTATTATATGTTTTTTTGTTTTTGTATGATTAATGTTTGAACCTCCGTCCGAATCAAACGTTTTAGTCTCATTCGCACCATAATCCTCATAACCTGTTCTCATTGAAACATCCTCGCCCTCTGCACCCTCTGAGTCACCCTCTGAGTCACCCTCTGAGTCACCCTCTGAGTCACCCTCTGCACCCTCTGAGTCACCCTTTGAGGAGTTCGATTCCGTTGAAACATCATTCAATAGTTGACTTAATTTTTTTAATTCTTTTAATTCTTGTATGATAAAATCATTATTTGTAGTTGTTATATATTCGTACCATTCATCATATTGTTTTTTAGCGTAGACTTCAACAGTAGTAGTAGTAGTAGTAGTAGTAATTGGTGGTGGTGTTGCTGGTGGTGGTAATAATGATGATGATAATGATGGTGGTAGTAATAATGATGATGATGATGATGATGATGATGATGATGGTGCTGATGATGGTGTACCCAGAGTAGCAGGAGAAGCAACAGAAACAGTAGTAATAGAAGTAATTGGTGGTGGTGTTGCTGGTGGTGGTAATAATGATGATGATAATGATGATGATGATGATGATGATGATGATGATGATGATGATGATGATGATGATGATGATGATGATGATGATGATGGTGCTGATGATGGTGTACCCGGAGAAGTAGTAACCGCAGAAGTAGTAACATTAGTAGCAGGATTATACATACACATAATATCTGTAATTTCATATACATATCCTTCTGTATCAGCGATAGATGGAAATTTTTGTAAAACATTTTCTACAGATATAAATATAGCATTGTAATCTAATCCATTAAATGTAGTCTTTTTAATATTATCTATAATATCATCAACCTCATGAACATTATTATTATTCAAATATTTTCTTAAGTTTGATTCTACACCCGTATTTTTGAATATATAATCAAAAGAATAATTGAATAAATGTGTTTTTTTTTCACAAATACATAGTTCATTATAAGTTTCTTCTGCTGCTTCTTCTGCTGCTTCTGCTGCTGCTACTGCTGCTGTTGCTGCTGTTGCTGCTGTTGCTGCTGTTGCTGCTGTTGCTGCTGTTGCTGCTGTTTCTGCTGCTGCTGCTGCTTGTATTGCTTTTTCTACTGCTTCTTTTGCTTTTTCTTTTGCTTCTTCTGCTGCTGCTGCTGTTGCTGCTGCTGCTGTTGCTGCTACAACTGCTTCTTCTGCTGTTGCTGCTGCTACTGCTGTTGCTGCTGTTGCTGCTGCTGCTTCTTCTGTTTCTTCTGTTTCTTCTTCTGTTGCTGCTGTTTTTATAATAGTCTCTTTTTTAATTTCGGTTTGAATCCCTCGTAAATGCATTAAATAATCACTAGTATTATTTACAATATTATTTTGTTCACATTTGTTGTCTATCTGTGTTATTATTATATCTTTTTTAAGTAGATTCATTATTTTATCAATTTTAACATTTACTTTTTTTAATTCACTTGGAGTTTTAAGTGTACTATAATATTTAGCAATAATTGTATCCAAATCTGTTAAATATTTACTAGGTTTTAAGAATTGTGCCGCATATACATGTATATCATCAAGAAGTGTACTATCCGACAAAACCATCTCGAGCGTAAAAGAAGAAGAAGAATCAAATTTTACAATTATTGAATTTATTTTTTCTTGTATTTCTTTTTTAATAATACCAATACCTGATACATCTTTTTGTTTATTTCTACTGTTTGTTCCTTTATCACTCACTAATGAATTTAGATTCTCTATATATTTTTGTTCAGTTCGTTTTATTTGCTCGTTAATAAATTTTAATTTAATTTTATGTATGTCAGATATAATACTTTTATAAGCAATATTTATTTCAATATTACCATTTATATTATAATTGTTTAATAATTTAATATATTTATCTATTTTGTTAATAAAATAATTACAACCATTAATATAAGCTTTTACTATATTACAAACATTATTTGAAGAAACGTCACTTTTAAGTAATCTATCAATTAATGTTTTAGTGTTTGTGGTTAAAATTATTTTTTCTGTTGTATCAATATTCATTGAACATATTGCTGTTTTAACTTGAATATTTATTAATTGTTCAATATTTGTACAACCAAAATATTCTGTATATAAATTTATTTGATTTAATATACCACTCATTGTATCAAATATAGTTAATATTTGAGAATCAGTTTGAGAGATGTTATTAATTATGTTAGTTAATAGATTAGTAATATTAATCCTAAATGCTACATTTGTAAATGTGATGATTTGTTTGTTTAATAATGAATTAATGATAAGTAAACAATTAGATAGTATATTTTGTATTTTTGTTATATCAGATTCAGGATTAATTTTATCTATACAAGTTAATAAAGTCCCACCTCTAGTTGACCCAGATGTGTTGTTTGGTTTGTCATTTAGATGTGTCGACAAAAATGGTATTTTTAAATCAGTTAATAAAGGAATATTATCTATAATACTTGAACCAACTAATATTGTATCTTTTGTAATAAAAAATAGAAGTCCATTATCAGGAAAAGTAGAAACATTAGCAGGATACGAAGAAGAAGAAGAAGAAGAAGAAGAAGAAGAAGAAGAAGAAGAAGACGAAGAAGAAGAAGAAGAAGAAGAAGAAGAAGAAGAAGAAGAAGAAGAAGCAGAAATAAGTAGACTCAATTCGTTTAGTACATCTTCTAATTTTTTTAAATCTACTAAGTTTGTTTCAAGTCCTAAGATTTTTATATTTTCTTTTAATTGAGCCTTTTCTTTTAATTGAGTCTTTTCTAATAGTGTATAAATAATGTTTGGTTGTAGTTCTATTGATGTTTCCATAAAGGAGGAGGAGGAGGGAGAAGTGGTATGAGAAGTGGTATTGTTATTTATAAATAAACACGTCATTTTTTGCCATTCATCACCTAAAGATTTAAAAAATGCCAATATAGTCATTTTTACTGATATTTCAGTACTATTAACTCTATATTCATCATCTAATAAGTTATAAATACATGTTGCCGCGAATATTAAACGATCTCTTACTTCTTTTTCAGTTACATCGTTGAATTGTGCACTTCCATGTCCACTTTCATCATAAACATAGTTGATTGTCTTAACAACATTTGAAATACAAATATCACGACGATATAATGGAAAACTAACCATATTAGTTGTTTCATCATTCTTTCTTTTTATTTTAAAATAATATCCTTCTATTATTGATATATCATCAGGATGAGTATCAGTATTAAATTCTTTTAATACATCACTATTTCTATAGATAATTTTATCAATTTCTATATCTAACTTAAATATACTAAATATTTGACTAATTGATTCATTTGCTTTATTATTATATACCTCCCCATTTGATGGTGTAGTTCCAGGATCTATTATTGTGGAAGGTGTGCAGATATCAGTTATTTGATCTGTTTTGATATTATTTATTATTCCAATGCTTTCTAATTCACTCAAAAGGTTTTCTTTTAATTTTATATTTAATTTAGAAGGTATTTCATCATATATGAATTGTTGATATAAAGTTTTTTTTTTAATTCCCAGAGCCATATCTTGATTCTCTAAAGAAATATCAGTTAATGTATATTGTATTGGTCTATCATGATAATTTTGTGCATCGTCAAAATTTTCATCATATGAAATAGTTAAATGTATTGAGTTGATATTATCACTAGGTTTTATCATATAAAAACAACCTTTAAAATATTGTAAAATATTATCAATTTCACCAATATTTGTTTTAAAAGAAATTGTTTCAGTATATTCAAAATTTTCATAACGACCTATACAATTGTCTCTAACATATTCCATTACAATTTTCATATAATTAGGTTCACTAATTAAACCATTAGTTGCTGTATAAGTTAAATCTTCTATGATTTTACCATCATCATAAACAGGAGTTATACAATTAGCATTAATTAAATTAATCCATAATTTAAAAACAATGTTTACAGCATTGTAAATTTCTTTTATTTTTATTACTTTTTTAAAATCGTGTTCCCATTCAAATATTAATTTACAAATTAATAATGAAGCTTCATTATTATAAGTATTAACAGTATCTAAATTAATAGCATCACAACTTCCTCCAACTTGTTTTTGTAGAATTTGTTGTTTACAATTGGAAATTTTTTCTTCAATTTCCATAATAATGTATAAATTAATTAATTCATAACATAAACTTTCAGAATAGTTATTATATTGACATGATACAAAAAAATGTTGTACACTTTCTTCAGGTTCTGATAATAAAAGATAACTACTAAAAGAATTCTCAGGAGTAAAATAATTAAAACTTTCCGCAACGATTGATCTTAAAATATAATTCTCAATTTTTAAATGATTATTAAAAGTTTTATTTTTAAAAGATGTATTTAGTTGAAAATCATATAATTTAGTTGAAGGTAGTAAATTAGGAACGAAAAGTGTTTCGTTAGTATTATTAATTAAATAATCAGAAATTAAATAGAAAGAATATTGTTTTAATATTTTTAAAAGATCTATATCATTACACGTTAATAAATTATAATATTGAAATTTAGCTTGAGTATCATATGGTACATATTCTAAATCAGATAGTTTTTTAGGTTGAGGTTGAGATAATTGAGATTGAAATAATTGATATTGAGGTTCACGTCTTGCTTTTTGCTTTGCATTTTGCGACGACGACGTCGACTGCGACGACTGCGATTCTTGCGACGTGTAGCCTTCTTCTTCTAGGTTTACTAGACCTCTTTTTTTAGCTATATTATTTAACTCAATTATATGTGCCATATAAATATATAATATATAATATATAAATATAAAATATAAAATATAAATACCGCAAATATATATGTATATATATAATGTATTCATATCAATCTTTTACTCCAGGAAGAAAAAGTAATTCAATAAATTGTATAAATTATATAGCAAATTATAATGCTAAATATCCAGGTTCGCAAAAAATAAGTGAATGTATTCAAAATACAAATTCATATGATAAAAATAATATTGTATCAAATGCGAGAATATCAAAAAAAACAAGAATATCTCAAATAATAAATAATAATAAAGGTGGTAAATCGCAATATGGAAATTTTTATTTAGGAAATCCTTTAAATATAAATTATTTAGGTAGAATAGAAGGTATGGCTGGTGGAAGTGGAAGTTCTTTAGTAAATAATTTTTAATATAAGTAATTGTAATGTAAGTATATATTATTTTCTCTGTAAATATTATAATGGTATCGAAAAGTAATAATTATAAGAAAACGGTAGGTAGTCGTGCCGAAGTATATCATGGAACAGCGAAACATACAAGTGGTAGTATAACAAAAAATGGTTTAATGAAAAATAAACATGGTCGTATTGTATCAAGAAAGAAGCATTTTTTTGCGAAAAAGAATAAATTTTTAGTAAAAGCGGGTTATAAAACAACACGAGGTGTGTTTAAATTATTTCATAAAAATAGTTCAAGATCGACCAAGAGAAGAAGAAGAATGAATGGTGGTATGGCTTTAGGTGGTATGTTAGCTCCTTCATATTATGATGGTAAAGGAGTACATACCTCAGGTAATGCGTTACAATTTATAGCGGGTAATGGTAATTAATAGTTCAATAATAGAATAGTTCAATAATAGAATAGTTCAATAATACAAATAAGTAATTAAATATGTATTATTGAATTATGTGTGAGTAGTAGTAAGAATCCATTTAGTTTCGATGAATTTATCATATACAATAGAATCGGAGAATTTATAATATAAATATTTTTCAAAATATCGTTTGCTAACGATAAATTTCAAAGAAGATATATTACAAAATTTATAATAATAATTGTAAGCATCATCGAATGAAATTAAAGTATCATTATTAATATTAATTTGTTGATTAATAAAATGAAAAGATGAATAAATATTATTATTTTTATCCCATAGAGAAGAAGTGACATTTAAAACATATTTATCTTCAAAAATTTCAATAGATGGAAAGAAATGTTTTAAAATTTGTAAAATATTTTCTTCAGTGATGTTACCATTAGTCATAAGTGTTTCATCGGTAAGTTTAGTCCAATATTTAAAAATAGAAGTGAATTCATCAATTTCGATGTCATATTCAAATATATTAGTATCAGTTGTATTATGAATAGTGATTGTATTTTCCCAAAATTTAATAAAATCGCTATAAAAGGGAAGATATTTGCTAGTGATTTGCAAGAAAGAGTCGGTGTTATCATCATATGAATATTTTGTTTTAAGAATATTTTTTAAAGTATTAGAATAAATAATATTAATAAAATTGGAAGTATAAATGAATTGTTTCCAAACGAAATGTAAATTTTTCCATTCCATTTTGTATGGAATAAGAGTATTATTAGTATTAGTATTAGAAGTAGTAACAATATATTTATTGCAAAAATCATCAACGATAGAATTAGGTGTAGAATTTTTAAGATAATAAGTATATATTTTCAATTCTTCATCAGCATAAATATCAATAAAATTGTCAGAATTTTCATAACGTTTAGAATAATGAGCAGCAACACATAATAGATCAAGTCCTATTTTTTTAAGTATTTCTCTCCAAACTTCAGTGGAGAAATATTCATTGAATTTAATAAATCTGCAATTTTCATAAGAATGATTTTCGTGATATTTAGTCATAAAATTATGAATAGTATTATTATTTCCGATAGACAATAAAGCGACATTATCGAGTTGATTTAGGAATTGTTTCATTTTCTGACTAACAAGAAAAATATTATTAGAATTTTTTTTTAAAATATTATCGCCGATGATAGTAAGAAAATATTTAGCATAATTTTTAGAAGAGAAAATGGATGGATAAAAAACATTTAATACATTTTGAATAGTATCAGATTCAGGTATAGAACTGAAAAGTGTTCTTTCTTTAATTTGTTTAATAATATTAATTTTAGTTTTATGTTTCCACTGTAATAAAACTCTATCATTAGATATAGTAGATAGAAGTTTATGAATAATATCATCTTCTTTAATAATTAGATATTTTTCTCCATTATATTCATAAAATAAATTATTATTAGATAAATAGAAATATTTATGTTTGCTTAAAAAGACTTGAATAAAAAGTTGTTGCTCATTAGTTAAAAAATTATTACGAATTTTGCGTTTTTGATGATTTTTGAATTCATTTTCAAGTGTATTAGGTAAATATAAAACGATATGATTATATAATCGTTGAGTCATATATTCATTGTCTTTATATTCTTTAGTAAGTAGATTAATTACATCGATAAATTGTGAATTATGTGGATTATCAACCATAATTTGTTCAGTCATAATAACTAGACTAGAATGTTTTTAAATATTTTTTAATAATATATATTAATGAATATGAATAAAAATTATAAATATGAATAAAAATTATAAATATGAATAAAAATTATAATTATGAATAAAAATTATAATTATAAATAATTAATAAAAATTAATGCGTTAAATATTTTAAGTCATAAGTATTTAAAGGTTTAAAATTAATTCCATGTATAATGTCTCTATTTTCTAATAAAAATAATATATTAACTCAAACTGAAGGTAATGTATTAACTATTAAAACTGTACAAATCGCTCCATTTAGAACTTTAATGACAGCACTTAAAGATATACTTTTAGAAACAAATATAACTTTTGAACCTGATGGTATTCGTATTATTAATATGGATAAATCTCATACAATTTTAGCTCATCTTTATTTAGCATCTCAAAATTTTGAATTTTATGAATGTAAAAAAGAAAAAATTATTATTGGAGTTAATATGTTTCATTTATTTAAATTAATTAATTCAATTGATAATGATGATACTTTAACTATTTATATCGAAAATGCCGATTATACTGATGGCATCGTTTCACATTTAGCTTTAAAATTCGAAAATGGCGAAATTAAACAATGTAAAACACAAAAATTGAGATTAATTGAACCTGAACCTGAAGAATTACAATATCCTGATGTTAAATTCTCATCTATTATTAATTTACCATCTGCTGATTTTCAAAAAATCATTCGTGATTTATCTTGCATTTCTGATAAATTAGAAATTAAATCTGTTGGAAATGAATTAATCTTTAAATGTTCTGGACAATTCGCATCTGCTGAAATTCATCGTGCTGAATCTGATGGAAGTATGGGTTTTATTTTAAAACAAGACTCTTCTAAAATTATTCAAGGCGAATTCTCTCTTAAAAATTTAGGCTATTTTATTAAATGCACTAATCTTTGTTCTCAAATTGAAGTTTATTTAGAAAATGATTTACCTCTTGTGGTTAAATATGAAGTTGCTTCACTTGGATCTATACGACTTTGTTTAGCAGCTTTACCTTCTTCATAATTTTAATTAGTTAAATTAAAATTATTTAATTCTATTATATTCATATATTATATTTATAATGGATTATTCTCAATATTTAGGTTCTAAAAAATGTTGTAATATTAAAACTGTAGGTCCAGTTGGACCTGCTGGACCAACTGGACCATTTGCTATTGGTTATACAGGTTATACTGGATATACCGGTCCTATTGGACCCACCGCATATACAGGTTATACTGGATATACTGGAGATACTGGTCCTACAGGTTATACTGGATATACCGGTCCTATTGGTCCTACAGCATATACAGGTTATACTGGAGATACTGGTCCTACAGGTTATACAGGATATACTGGAGATACTGGTCCTACAGGTTATACTGGAGATACAGGTCCTACAGGTTATACTGGATATACTGGAGATACTGGTCCTACAGGTTATACAGGTCCTACAGGTCCTACAGGTTATACAGGATATACTGGAGATACTGGTCCTACAGGTTATACTGGAGATACAGGTCCTACAGGTTATACAGGATATACTGGAGATACTGGTCCTACAGGTTATACAGGATATACTGGATATACCGGTTATACAGGTTATACAGGTTATACTGGTCCTACAGGTTATACAGGTTATACTGGATATACCGGTTATACAGGATATACAGGTTATACTGGTCCTACAGGTTATACAGGTTATACTGGTCCTACAGGGTATACAGGATATACTGGAGATACTGGTCCTACAGGTTATACAGGTTATACTGGTCCTACAGGTTATACAGGATATACAGGTTATACTGGTCCTATTGGTCCTACAGCATATACTGGTTATACCGGTTTTACTGGTTTTACTGGTTTTACTGGATACACTGGTCCTACAGGTTATACTGGATATACAGGTTATACTGGTCCTA